GATGTCTTCTTGGCAACCTTCTTCGGCTGCGCGGAATGCTGCTTACCCTTCTTCATATCAGCCCGCTTCTTGCGTGAAGTGGCCTCATACTCTTTCTTGCTCAGCTTGTCTCTCGCCTTTTTGGGAAGGTATCGCTCCCCGGTAGCGTCTTTGCCCTGAGTGGAGTTCTTGCCGGACTTGGTTCCCCAATCCTCTTTGGTCCACTTGGACAGATCCTTCTGAGCCTTGCTCTTCTTGCCAGTGTAGCCGCCGCCCGCCTTTTCGTATTCCTTAGCAAGCAGTTGGCTCTTCCTGGCTGACCACTGACCGGGCTTGCCGCCCTTGTCACTAGCCATAATTCTGTTCTTGATGCGCTCTCTGAGTTTGGGTTTCGTGTAGTTACTCAAACTTAGCTCCCTTCATCGACTTAGCGCCCTTACACTTCCAGCGCTTGCGACTGAGATTATTGGGAGTATTGGGATCGTTCTGCTTCTCCTTCGGGAGCCGCTTCTTGATACCAAGAGACCGAGCACAGTAAGAGTCACCCTTAGCTGTACCCGGCCTAACACGCGGACCACCGCCTTTGGCTTTCCCGGCCTGCCCGTAGGAGACCTTCTTGCCGCTGGCGGTGACCTTTACTTTTGCTTTGCCTTTTCTTGGTTTAGCCATAAAAAAGTAGGGGACCGAAGTCCCCTATAAACTCAAAGGAGAGTTACACACCAAAGCCTTGTCCAGCCATAAACGGATTGAATGTTGCGTATGCAGGCAACAAGTCAAAACGAATCTTCTGGGTGTTAGCGTCACCATCTGCGTACTTACTTACACGGATGCTCATACCGTCTTCGGTAGTTGCAATAGTGTCAGTAGAGTACAGCTTAGGCAGCTTCACAGTACCCATGCCGAATGCCTGCTTAGTGAAGAACAGGTTTGGCTGGTACAGAGTGTTAGAAGCGCTCAGGATGGTTACCACAGCACCGTTAGCTGGTGCAGCGTCAACAGTGTTGTACTGTCCGTTGGCCTCGTAGATAGCAGGACCGGCAACAACCAGGTTACCAGTACCAGTGCCGCTAAGAGTAACGTCAGCAGTAACAACGCCTGTCCAGGGTACGTTAGCGCCAGATGCGTCAATCATCGCAGTGCGAGTATCTAGGTTCAGACGGTTCACATCAGCAATGGTGACCATATCGCCAGCCTTAACAACCATGTTCGCAGTAAATCCAGCAACAGCCAGAGTCTGGGTCATAGTGTCTTTTGCTGTGACGTAAGTCGCATCAGGAGCAGCAGACAGAGTACCTGCGCGGTCAGCGCCAGTGCCAGAAGTAAAGCTAGCCAGAGCGTTAGAAGTCAGAGCTCGCATACCACCGAAGTTCTGAGAGATTTGTGCATTCTCCCAAGCGGTACGGACCAGCTGATCTGAAGCATTCAGGCCATTCTGTACGTTAGCAAGTGCGCTAGTGGTGAAAGGGTTCATCAGGTAGTAACGCTCTGCAGCTGCAGGTACGCCGATAGAATCCATCAGTGCGCCAGCGCCTGCGACATCACCCCATGCGTCAACGGCAGTGCCGTGAGAACCATACTTCAGAGAAGAGTTCTTGAGCATATAGCTGGCAAGATCGATCTCTAGGTCAGTCACGATGCGTCGAGCCATAGGAGCAAGGATCTGCTCCAACTGATCAAGCTCAAGAGCCTCTTCCACGTTGCCCCACTCGGTAGCTACGGTGAAGTAGTTCTGAACAGTACCAGTTGCTTTACCAGCAATGATGTCTGACTTGGTGGACGATGAAATATCACCGCCAGAAGTACGGATGGAGTTGTAGTCGTGCGGACGTTTGAAGTCTACGTTACTACCACTTGAAGGATTGAATTTGCCACTCAGGAGTTGAGTGTCAACTGTCTTTGTAACTACTCGGCTGGACTCGAATGCCTCCAAAAAGACACGCGCCACCTTCCGAGTGATATTACTGCTAAGATTATTAGCCATGATCGGATCACCTCATTCATTCGAAGGTTGCTCCTTTCGGGCCGCCAGCTTTCGGTCTTGAACCGGAACCATGCGGCGTATCTAGCGGCTCAGGAGCAGCATTTACTTTAGGTTTAAGTTTTCTAGCATTCGGCATCACTTGATCATTGAGATACAACAACGCCTGATTCACCGGCATTTGTGCCAGCTTATCAAGCTCCAAAAGATTATCGCCAAGATACAACGTACCAAGACTTCCATCGTCTAATTCAAGAAGATGGTCTGCCAGCATCGGGCTTAGCCCAAACTGAGCAATCTTGTTCGCTGCTACCTGTAGATCATCCTTTTTCACACCCAGCTTCTCAGCTCGGTCTGCGTAGCTCTTGATCTTTTCGTTCTGCCTAGCTACCTGCTCACGCTGCAATGCTGCCTGCTGGGCTTGCTGCTGTTGCAACAAAGCTGCCTGCTGTGCGTCATACTGCGCTCGCTTAGCTATTGCCTCATCACGCTGTCTCAATCGCTCTTGGATTTCTTTGTCCGTGAGCGAATAAAAGTCAGGCGTTTCAGGCACTTGCGGCGGTTGCTCCACCGGAATGCGGCTTTCCAGCTCTTTTAATCTAGTCTGTAGGCTTTGGACTTCCCGATCTCGTTCCTTGATCTGGTAGACCTTTTCACCTATAGCTTTGTCAAAAGCCTTCTGCTGCACCTCGTCAAAGCGCGGCCTAGTGGATTCTTCCTGCTCCTCAGCAGTATCCGGTGATGACTCGGAGTCAGTTGCCTGACCTTCAGTTTCAACCTCTTCAAGCTCTTCAGCCTCATCGAGCGTATCTTCTGGTTCCATCTTATACCTATGTAAATGCCGTCAAATAAACGGTGACGTTCCGCACCTCCATAAAAGCGTG